TGCCGCTTACCACCGATCGGTGGGAGCGGTTCAACTGAAGAGGTGCAAATGAGTATCGACGATAGGAACGCGGAAGGTCATCCTGGCCGTATCGCTACGGTTCGGGTGGCCCTACGCCGCCTTGTCTCGACGCGGGTTGCCGTGATTTTCGCCAGTATTGGTCTAATTGCCCTCACGGGCACAGAGGTCTTGCTGGACGAGGTCTGCGGCTGCCTATTCAAATGCATTTCAGGAGAACTATGGTGAGTGCGCTTACGGGGACTTTTGCCACAGTCATCCCAGTCTATGACGGGGAGCTGATTCCGGCACGGGCGGCCAACACCGGTAGTTGTGGGGGAACCTACATATTCGGTGAGAGACACGCCGTCTGTCCTGAAAGCGAAGATGTGCCTTTCCTGGCAGAACTAGTGAATGAGGGTCGATGGGTACCGAAGGAAAGCGAGAGCTTTGCCCAGGTCATCGCCTCTGGTCGAGTCAAGATGACTCCAATGATGGCAAGTCGCCGTCATGTCATTACAGGCCCGGTCTATATTCCAGAGTGGAGTTGTTCTACTACTCGTCGTTACTATCACTGCCTCGGCAGTTGTACAGACAGCGAGGGGCCGCTCTACAGTCTGGCTCACTGGTATGGTGTGACAATGAGCCCAATCGGGGTGGATGCCAATGTGGCAGGCCTCAACGAGCTCAAGCAATCACACAGCGAGGAGGTACGGAACCTCATCACATCTACCCAGCAAGACGTTTATCGGGATCTTAACGAAGGTTTCGACCTCCTAACGGAGTTGGCAGAAGCGCCTGAAACATTGCGCTATATGTCTGCTAAAGTGGAGGAATTGCGGGGTATCCTTCTGAAGGCCAAAGGGGATAAAACCCTCGACGGTTCGAAGGGGAGGACGCGACCTCGCCGGCCCATGACACGTAAGCAAGCGCTGAAAAGCGGGAGCAAGTACGTTGGGAAGGCTCTGTCGCGTTGGATGGAGTATAGGTATGCGATTATGCCTCTGGTGTATTCCCTCGGGGATGCTAAGGAGCTGCTAACCTATGCTGACAAGATCGTACGGAAGGGATCGAAAGGCGGGGTGGTGTCTAACACCTACGAAAGTCCCACGACTGGAAACCTTGAATGGCTTTCCACGTGGACATCGCACACGAAAGTGACCTCGTACGGACGTCTCTTGTATGACCTTGGTTCTCTGCAGCGCTTGGTTGACCAGGTTGCTTTTAATCTAGCCACAACTGCTTGGGAATTAATACCCCTGAGTTTCGTGGTAGACTGGCTATTCGGAGTAAGTGCAGCGCTGTTCGCGCTCACCAATGTTTCGTTTGCGTCTAGTTCAGGTTATTGCACCTCGGTAAAAGAGCGCGAGTCCTACACGAGAGATCTGCAGGGCATCGTCGAGTTTCAGGGAGACTATTCCTGGGAACCCAATACGTGCTTTCCTCAAGGCAGTCTTCTGACTGTCAAGAGGTCGGCCAACGCATATGGGCGGGCTTATCAGTCCGTTGACGAACGCTACACACGCTCCGTGTGGACTAGACCGTCGGGCCGTATTGTCTTCGACCCCTACCTTAACTGGAAAAGGGCCGTTGACAGCATTGCTCTATCACACAACCCCATTCACAAGAAAGTAAGGAGCCTCTAATCATGGCTTTCCAAGTCCTAAAGACTGAAAACACCGGCGTAGTCTACGCCGATCCTTCCGATCCGGATGCAACCATCCGGTTCAAGCACTCCGCCAAGCCGAAAAGCCTGAACGGTGCTGCGACCAGCAACCATGTGACGGAGATTATCTTCAACGATCTCACTGCCGTCACGATCGGGTCCGTCGATGCCACTGACGCGGTCAGCGTCCGGGTGCGCGTGAGCGCATCGTCCGAGGGCATGGTGCGGGCTGGTGAGATGTTAGCGGTCCTTGCCCAAGATCTAGTGACCTGGCACGGGGAGAGCGTAATGGTGGGTTTTAATCCGACCACTCTTCCTTCTGTACCTGTGTAACTAGGGGCCATCGCTATGGATATGGAAAGCACAATCCGTGCCTACCAGACTCTCCTGCCTTCTTGGAAGTGGGAACCACCCGCTGATGAGGCTGAGGCGTTCGCAATTACGCGGTACGCCAAGAAAATGGAGATTCCTGACAAGTCAAAGAGCGATGCACGAGCTGAGGAAACTTGGCTCCGCTACATCAAGTTCGACGAGTCACTAACCTTACCACGGTTGCTACCAGGAAACTGGTATAAAGCGCGTATCCTCCTTCATAAATGGATGAGAGGGTTTAAGTTGGGGGACCTAGAGTATACTCCGGGTTCCTCAGCCGAGTTCACCGAAAGCCGAAACTCGATCGAGTCAAAGCTGCAGTGGGCTAGGTGGGATTGTACCTCTGATTGTTGGGACCTCTGGGCCGAGACGGCCTATGAGACTCTGGCGATTAAAAGGGCAGCCCGCGCGCGCTTTGCGCAAGCCATGAAGTACGACCAAGTTGCCGTTTCTGAATTCCACAAGGAATCGTGGAAGCGTTTTGGCACTCGCCCCAATGGGCCTTTCCTGTGCTTTAAGCGTATGCTGTCGACTCTAACAGTGCGGTGTGAAGCTTCCCGCTTTTCCACCGTGCTGAAAAATAACGAGACCGACAGGCCTATAGAGCTGCAACCGTTGTGCAACATGCTCGTTCAGCGAAGAGTGGGCAATGGACTCCGAGACCTCTTGCGAGGTTTAGGATATGATCTTGATCGGCTGTCAGAAGTTCATCGACAGCTCGTTAAGGACGCCACACTGGCGACCCTCGATCTAAAGAACGCTAGCGATAGCGTTCAGTTAGCTCTCTGCTTGTTCCTGTTCCCGTTGCCTTTCTTTAGACTGCTAACCAGCAGCCGGGCGACTTACCTAGAAGGACCGAAAACCGCGGGACGTGAGTACCACGTTCTTCGTAAGGTGTCCTCCATGGGGAATGGGTTCACATTTGAGCTGATGTCCATGGTCCTCTTGGCACTGGGACTGCAGCATGACAGCAAGTTCTCGGTCTTTGGCGACGATATCATCGTTGTTAAAGAAAAAGCCAGAGAGGTCATACAAGACCTCGAGGCCGTTGGGTTCGTTGTGAACGACCAAAAGTCGTTCATCGATGGTCCCTTCCGGGAATCGTGCGGCGCGAACTACTTGGACGGCTACGGGTACTTAAGGTCCTTCGACTTTCGGTATCCGGAAAACGTTCACGATTGCGCCGTAATTGCGAATAAGGCATATCTCCTACGGGAAGTGTCCCCGCAATTTCGTAAGCTGCATGATGCACTCATCCGTTGTGTCCCCAGCCAGGCTAGGGGGGTGTGCGGATTCGTTGACAAGGATCTACCCGTCGGCGAAGTGGAACGAGGCTTTGACAAAGACATCGCCTTTAGTCCGTTCTTCTGGGATCCCAAGTGGGACCATAGGAAGGGCAGGGTGAAGGTGACTGAGCCGCATTTGTTGCGTGGACTCCAACATATCCACCAGCCAGGTGAGTTTTTTAAGATCACCGGGTTTAAGTGGAAGGCGGAAGAAGCTACAAAGATGAGGCATACGTTGGGGGCGAGACGGCACGTTGGTAAGTACTTCATGTACCTCTACGCGTGTCGCCGGACGCCTGACGTTATCACTGGTCAAGGTTGCTGGCAGCCAGTCGTGTATATCTCTGATGGCAAAGACACTTACCGTGCCCGATCCATCGTGGACGTCCCGGAAGGGGCGGAGTCCAACTCCGCACACTAGCTGATTGCTCTTAGCAATCCCGGCCCTCGCGGGCCGGGAAAAGGGTGTCAACGTGCACGAAGCACAATGACCTCCTCCCCTAAAG